AATAGTAAAGAGGCTTCTGATTTACAAGAATTGCCAAATGATTGTCATGTTTTGGTTCAGTCAATAGAGTCAATTATTAAAATGAAGTGGTAGAACTTTAAAAAAATGTCGCAAGAAAGGCGGGGGCAGGGGCTAGTGTTTAGTAACTGCTCCCACATTATAATTCTTGAAGATGTCTCTGGCTTAAACAACAAGAACACAATTAACTCTGTTCTTTAAACAACAGCGAGAGGCATTTTCAGGGGTTATAAATCTTGAGCTGGAGTAGAAGCGGTGTAAGCGAAAGCTTACCTTCCCACGAGTTTACTCCAGCACTAGGGTTATAACCCAAAGGGCTAGGGTTGAGGGCACTCCCAGACTCTAGCCTAAGCCTGCCAATATGATATTAATAATACTTTTACTTTTAGGAGGAAATCATGCTAGTTACAGAAGCCCAATACAAGAGGTTGCAGTTTTTGAACAAGACACAAGATCAGAACAACTGGCGCTGGCACTTAAAGGAACTCTACTTGAGGGTCAAGAGCAAGTCTTTGTTGAAGTCGCTGACGAATATGGTTTCGATTTTAGGCTCTTGCCTGGTATTGCTTTTGGTGAGTCTGGGCTTTGCGATCGCTTTATTCCCTCTACTTTTAATTGTTTTGGCTGGGGCAGTGGCAAAATTGCCTTTGAGAGTTTTGAAGACGCTATTAGGACGATTGGGTATAAACTTGAAACCCTATCGTACTATGAAGCGTGGAGAGAAGATAAAAGTGATCTCTCAGCACTTGCCGAAGTCTATTGTCCTGTGAGGCAAGAACATTGGTTAAATATGATTAATTATTTTTATAATAAATTATGAAAACTAAAAAAGAGTTGAAAGAGATTGAAAAATGGGTAGATATTATTAGGGAATGGAATTACGAACCATACCCACCAATTAGACCATTAGCAAAGAAAGTAGTTAAAGCCCTTCAAGACAAAGAGAAGGAAATGGGAGAGGAATTGAGGATGAGAATGTTAGATATTAAACTAGATGCAAATGACGAAGTTCGTTTTATTACTTATGGTTTCAATAAGGCAATCAGACAACAAAACAATGAAATAGACAATTATTTAGAAAGGAAAAAATAACTAACCTATCAGTTAGAAAGGAGAAGATGAAAAAATTATATTGTGTATCAGTTAAAAGAGAATTAGAAGATATGTATATTTTCCATGTAAGGTTTGAAAAAGAGCCAACATATGATGAAGTGCTTAAGTTAATTGAAAAAGAAGATATTAAATATGATGATGATTATGGAAAGTTTAGTTGTCGGGAAGTAAAAGTATAACTAACCCTATCAGTTAGAGAGGAGTTATGGAAAATATAAAAATAGAAAAACACGGCGAAGAATATTTTATTACCATTGATGGTCATTTCCTTCGTGCAACCGCTAATGAATTGCTAACACTTTCTAAAATAATAAAGGATATGAGGACTGAATTAGAAATGGAGAGTATAAACTACTAATCAACTACTTAAAAATACTAATTGATTTTTTTATGTAGGTTAGTTATAATATGATTATGAAGAAACAAAGTAGATGGAATAAAAATTGGATGGAGAAGCAGAAAAGAAAGAACTTGTGTGTCTCTTGTAACAACAAAAAACTTAAACATAGTAATTTGTGTAAAAAACATTGGTTTGTTTCAAAAGCAACGGGAAATTTGGGTGATATAAAAATGGCAACAGAAATTGAAGAACTGTTTAATGCTCAAAATGCAAGATGTTATTTAACTGGAGAGAAACTTATTTTGGGTAAAAACGCTTCGTTAGACCATTTTATTCCACAAAGTAAAGCCCCAGAATTAAAGTGCGAAATTAGAAATCTTGGTTGGTGTACAAAAAAAATAAATAAATTAAAAAACAATTTTAGTATAGAAGAACTAATTAAAATTTGTAAAAATGTTGTTGATTTTTATGAAAAGACACCAGAAAACTAGTAGCAAAAATAGGAAGGAAGAAAAGAGAATGTACTAATTAACTACTGAAAAATAGAAAACTAGTAGTAGGAAATAGAGAAAGGATTTATGAAAATAGAAGATATTGACAAAGTTTTATTAAATTATGTTGGTGATAATGTTGGTCAAGGTTGTGAGTGTGAAGCCTGTAAAAGGAACAGAAAAATAGTTAAAGAGAAAATGAAGAAATGGTTTTTAGAGATGGTTGGAGAGGATGAGAATGAATGGAATTATAGTGATGATAAAAAAGATGGGAAGCTAAAAGATATGCTTTTTGGTGTAAATGCAGAGAAAAAAAGATTAAGGGAGAGGATTAAATGAAGCTTAGAGATAAAATTGAAGAAATGGTATCAGTTTTAGTTAGCAGGAATTACCCAACAGGAAGATGGTATACACCGAGTGATGTTGATGGTTTTGTTAAACTCTCTAATAAGCACGCTTTAGAAATGTTAGAAGATTTATTAAAAAAAGGACATGGTGGTGGAAACTGGAGAAGATTAATAATTATGAGAATGGAAAAGATTAAGGAAAAATGAATAATAACACTGGTTGTTTAATGGCAGGATTGATTGTTATTTTAGCTTGGTTTGCAGTTAGTGCTTTGATTTTATTTTTAGCGGGGTTGATATGAGGAGTAAATACGAGAGGAAGTGTCAGAAAGAGCTTGAGGCTGATAACTGGCTTGTTGACTGGAAAATTCGGCCCTCAGGTAGGAAAATGCCAAGAGGATATAATGTAGATTATTTTGGTCGTTTTGATATTTTGGCAATGCAAGGCGGTGATATAATAAGGTGGATAAGTATTAAGGGTCATGGCGGCGTGCCAAAAGCACATAGAGAAGCAGTAGAAAACTTTAAAATGCCTGATTGTTGTATAAAAGAGATATGGACTTATGGTAGAAATAAGAAAGTAAGAAAAGAAATAATTAAATGAAAAAATTGATAATTTGCCCTGTCTGTAAGAAGAATGGTAAGAAGCAAGTTTTAGGTGAATTAAAAGATGGTCATTTTGTTGTTGAGAGATATCATAAAGGGGGAACAAGAATAGTTGGCAATTGTTTTGGGGTTGTTTGTGATAATTGCGGCAGTCTTATTTACATCAAGAAAGGGGGTCAAGATGGCAAGAATTTGGATTTCAGGAGCAAGCGGATTCGTTGGACGGAATTTAGTCAAAGGGTTGTCAAAATTCGACCAAGTCTATAAATACAAAAGAGGCGAAGACATAAGTGTATTAAAAGAGTTTAATCCTGATATTATTTATCACATTGCAGCCGAACTTAACGATGACTTAGAGATGTTCAAAAGCAATGTCAAGCTCACTGGAGACTTGTTATCGATAGCTAATCAAATAGACTATCAGACTTTTATTTATGTAGGTACTTCAAGTGAATACGGAATCACTAATCGACCAATGCAGGAAGATGACGAATGTTATCCAAATACAGTTTATGCTTGTACCAAGATCATGGGGACACTATTTGCTCAACTGACTGCTGGTTCTGCTAAAAAGAATATTATTATTCTCCGCCCATTCTCATTATATGGTGAAGACGAAGACGACAACAGATTCTTCACGACTGCTATTAAGTCCTGCTTAGAAGGCAAGACTTTTAACTTCTGGGAAGGCAACCACGACTGGATTCACATAGACGATTTTGTCAAGGCATTGGTTTATTTCAGCAGTTTAGAATTGCCTGGTCAGATTGTGAATGTGGGAACGGGCATTCAAGCAGGTAATGAGCAGGTTATAAGACATATTGAGAAGTTATGTAAAAAGAAAATGAAGCTAAAGAAGCACAAAGGACAAAGAAGAGAAGGTGATTCTAAGATGTGGGTGGCTGATATTGAGAAGGCAATAGATTTAGGCTGGTCGCCGACAATTACCCTAGAGGAAGGACTGGAGAGGATAATCAATGAACTTAAAAAAAAGAGCCGAAAACATAAGAAATAGAATAATTAAAACTCACTACGAAACTGGTTATACTCATGTGGGGAGCTCACTTTCATGTGTTGAAATTCTGACAGTATTGTTTTTTGAAATAATGAAGCCAGAAGATGTCTTTATTCTATCCCCTGGACATAAAAGCATTGCTTTATACTCCACGCTTATGGAGAAAGGAATACTAAAAGACATTGATTTAGACAAGTTAGGCGGTCATCCTTACAAGAATCCCGACATTGGTATTCATTTTACAACAGGGAGTCTAGGGCATGGGCTTAGTCTAGGTGCTGGTTGTGCCTTAGCTGGCACTAGAACATTTGTTTTGCTAAGTGATGGAGATATGGATGAAGGATCGACAATGGAAGCAATTAAGTTTGCAGAAAAAAGAAAGTTAAGAAATTTAACAGCGATTGTGGATTGCAATGGTTGGCAGGCATATAAAAAGGCAGAATACAGCTTGCCGCTTTTTAAAAATAGTTGGGTGGCTAATGGTCATTCTTTTAAAAGTTTGTCATCAGCAATAAAAAACAATTCTCTTGTATTTGCTAAAACAACCAAAGGCAAAGGAATCCCAGAGATAGAGGATACTTTAAAAAGCCATTATATTAAGATTGATAAAAAGATGTATGAGAAAACTATTCGTTAAATTATTACACGAAGAAATGCAGAAGAATGACAAGGTGTGGTTGCTTACTGGCGATCTTGGATTTGGTGTGCTAGATAAAATAAAGGACGACTTTCCTGACAGATTTGTTAATTGTGGTGTTGCAGAGGCGAACATGATCGGTGTGGCTTGTGGGATGGCTAGTCAAGGGCTGATACCGTTTGTTTATTCGATCACGCCATTCTTGATTGATCGGGCTTATGAGTTTATAAAAATAGATGTAGACTTTGACAAAGCTAATGTAAAATTAGTAGGTGCTGGCAGGAGAGGAGAATACAAAGAAGACGGCTTCACTCACTTTGCTTACAAGTCGGCCAAACTAATTGGAACTTTTGACAATATTAAGGAATACTGGCCGACAAGTGAGAAAGAAGTAAAACACGCAGTTAAGGATTCATTAAAAGACGGGCCTGTGTTTATTTCTCTCTCAAGATATGGAGTAAAATGATAATACCATCACGAAAAAAATGTGATAAAGGACACAATCTTGAATATTATCACCACGCTGGTGATGAGTGGGTGTTGTGGTGTCCGAAGTGTCATAAATTTGGCTATTATAAGCAAAATGTTTTTCGCTGGCGATTATTGTCAAGAGTTGATGATTTTTTAAATGACTTGACTTGGCATGAATGGGTTAATAGATATTTGAGAGCAAGGCATAAGTTAGGAAGGATTATTTATGGCAGAGAAAGTTTTGATAATCTTTTTGAAGAAGCGGACAAGTATAGTCAGTGGAAGCGCAAGATTAAAATGGGAAAGTTAAGAAAGTCTAGAAATGTGGAGTTTAAAAAAAATGCTTGATTACAAAGAAATTATAAAAGGTGTTAGGCTTAACATTCTTAATTACGCCAATGGAGCGCATGAAGTGGTTTTGACTTATGCCCAAAAGTGTCTGCTTCAATTTCAAGGTCAGTTAAACGGCGTGATTATGGGCTCAGCTTATGGTGGTGAAGTAGAAACAATGGCTAAACTTTGGAAGGGCAGGGGCAAGGCTTATGGTTATGATGTGTTTGAAGCCGAACACCCCAAGCATTTAGCAGTAAAAGATGAGGGCTTTGCGGTTGATTGTATGGACTTATGGTATGAGAAATTAGGGACTGAAAGGCTTGCTTATGATTTTCAAAGAAAGATACTTGATGAGGAAGGATTAGATAACGCTATTCTTGTAAAAGGTGAAGTACATAAGGACTCATGTAAGGACATACCATATATAAATTTAGCTTTCTTAGACATGGACTTTATTGTTTCAATGAAAACAGGTTATGAGGCAGTAGTGGATAAGATAGTTGAGGATGGCTATTTGTTTATCCATGACGCTTTTCCTTATAAAGGAAGTTCATTGCCCAAAATACATAATTGGGTGTTTCAGGACTTGTTAAGAACTGATGTGTGGGCGGTTGAGGGAATTTGGCCGAAAAGTTTGCTAGTGGGATTGAGGAAGAAAGGAGAAATATGAAGAAAGAAACTATTTTAGAAAAAGCAAAGCAAAATCCTGAACATACACTTTGTTTGTTTACGAAGGATGATTTTAAAGTTGCCAAGGCTTTTTGGATGGATAAAGATGATGGAACAAGATTGTTGCCTATATGGGTTTATCATCTTCAACAAATGGTACTTGAGAAAGAACCGATTAAATATTTAGAGAAGTTTTTATGAAAGGAGGTGGGAAGTGAATAGATTTAACTTTTTTAAAAAAGCAGAGAAAATTACTTTATCTGACACAACAATAGAGAAAGTGCTTAGTCCTTATGTTGCTCAAAACATTGAGAATATTCTTGTAGAAAAATTACAGAAGTTGGCTGAAGAAATGGCACATGAAGTAATGAAGAAATATGAAGTTGCTCAGGTTTTTTGTGAAGAAGCAGAGAGAGAAATTGGAGATGGAAAGAGTTTTATGCTTATTTTAGAAATGAAACCAAAAGTTGACAACAAAAAAAAGAAAGGAGGTGAAAAATGAAGAAATATTTTTTAACTTTATTAATGACATTTTTGTTTGTTTGGGTTTCAGGATATTGGAGAAGTAATGGAAGTTATGTTTCAGGTCATTATCGTTCTAGGCCAAATGCTTATAGATACGATAATTATTCTTATAGCGGTGGTTCGCTTTATAATGACTCTTATTATTCTCCAAGACGCAATTATAGCTCTAGTTGGTACACGCCAAGTTGGAATGATAGTGGATATTGGAGTGGGTATCGGTATAATTGGTAATAGTTGACAAAGAACAAAAAAAATAGTATAGTCAAATTAGTAGATAATATGGCTACCATTTCGTGTGAAGGCAGAAGGCACGAGTGGTAGTTTTTTTGTTAATTGAAATCTGAGATGGCTGAATAAGCTCGTCTAGGGGCTAAGGCACTCTTAACACCTGATGTAAAGGGAAATGAGAGGTTGGACGGTCATACTACTGTTCTAGACGCTGTCCTTGCGAGTATGCAGAATCTCGCTCTTGGATTTGAGGAAATAAACATGGCAAGACCTACTAAATATAAAGAACAATTTTGTGATGAGGTAGAAGTATATCTCAAAACCGCTGGTCGTGAACAGACCAAGTTACCTACTGTTAGTGAGTTCTCAAGATATATTGGAATTAATGGAGATACGCTTGTTGAATGGGGCAAGAAATACCCTAAGTTTTCCGCCGCAATAAAAAGACTAAAAGAACATCAGAAGGAACAATTAATGAATGATGGCCTATACGGAGGCAAAGAAGTCAACTCAACAATGGCGATATTCTTACTCAAAGCAAATCACGACATGATTGAAACTGACAGAATAATAGGTGATCCAAAATTACCAGTCGCAGTTGTAGTTTTACCAAAATTAAATGAAGATATTGTGGCAACCCCATCCAGGCCCGCAGACCAAAGTACTAAAAAGGACTGAGTTTGAAATATTATACGGAGGTGCTAGGGGTGGAGGGAAAACAGATGCAGGAATGGCATGGCTTTTAAGGCACATTGAAAACCCAAAATACAGGGCATTGATTATTAGAAAGAATGCTGATGATTTGTCAGACTGGATTGACCGAGCCAGGACAATGTATCGTGATACTGGGGCTATTTTTGCTTACAGGCCCGCAGTAATTACATTTCCAAGCGGGGCAATATTCAAGACAGGTCATTTGAAGGATGATAATGCTTACGGTAAGTATTTAGGACACGAGTATCAGAAAATGCTGGTTGAGGAGTTAACACAGATACCAAATGAGGAATTGTATCTTAAGCTTATTTCTTCATGCAGATCAACAATAAATATTAAACCGCAGGTGTTTCTGACCAGTAATCCAGGAGGCATAGGACATGGCTGGGTCAAGTCAAGATTTGTTGACTTAGGAGTACCAGGCCGACCTTATACGATTAAAGAAAAGACAAGAATATTTATACCTGCCAAAGTCACTGACAATCCGACATTAGTAATCAACGATCCTGGATACTTAAAATTTCTCGATGGTTTGCCAGAACAATTAAGAAGGGCATGGCGGGACGGCAACTGGGATATTGTTGCCGGACAAGTATTTACTGAATGGAACAGTCAGACTCATGTAGTTAAGCCGTTTAAAATACCAGTAGAATGGATTAAGTGGATAGCCATAGACTGGGGAGTTAATAACCCGTCAGCAGTGGGCTGGTATGCTCAGAATTATGACGGCAGGGTATTTCTTTACCGTGAATTGTACATGGACGGGATTAAGTTTTTAAAAACATTTGGCACACCGCTTACTGCTAAAAGAATGGCAAGAGTAATAACTAACGTAAGCAAGAAGAGTAATGATAATTATAGATATTGTGTAGCCGATCCGTCAATGTGGAACAAGCCAGAAGGCGGGCCTTCTATAGCAGAGCTAATGATCGGCGAAGGTGTTAAAATGGTTCCAGCGGATAATGACAGAGTAAACGGATTGGCAAGGTATCGAGAGGCTTTAAGTATAGCACCGGACGGAAAACCGTGGTATCAAGTGTTTTCAAGTTGTTTAGACACGATTAGGACAATACCGAGTCTGCCCTACGACTTGAGGAAGGTTGAGGATGTTGATACTAAAGCCGAGGATCATGCGTACGACCGAGATAGGTACTTTTTTATGTCAAGACCTGCTAAACCAGTTAGACCTAAGAAAGTAAAGAAGAGTAATATAGCAAGACATTATAAACATTTAGTCCGTAGATGGGAGGAGGAAGAAAATGAAGACGAAGAAAAAGAGTGGCTCGAATATTAAATGGACGCCAGAGCAGTTAGACAAGGCTTTAATGACTGCTGAAGAGTATATGGAGCGTTCAACTATACCATTCATACTATTAGGACAGACGCTTAGAAGCGTCATGGACAAAGAACAAGTTGATGGTGAGAAAATTGAAATTGGAATTAGAAAGCAACATTTAACAAGCGACACACTGGGAATGTTGAAGATGGTGGTTGATATTACACAGATTCACGATAAAGACAATAAGTTAACAAAGATTAAATTTAGGGTTGATGATGTACCAGTAGAGGTATTAGTTATCCACAAGAAATTCAAAGTTGTGGAAAACCCAAACATTATTTGGTATAAGGTAACACAGTATCGTATACCAAATCCTGTGGATGAATATTGGAAAGCGAGACATTTTCTTAGATGAAGATTGATATTAATAAATATGTTGGCGGTGATACAATAAAGTCGCTTGATATAAAAGACAAAAAACTTATTATAAACATGACATGGTCAAAAGAACAATTAGATAAAGCACTTTTACAGGCCGGTGAAGCATTAGACAAGATTGGCATACCTTATTTTCTTTTCGGTGGTGCATTGTTGGGATTGATAAGAGAAGGCGAGTTGTTTCCTGATGATGACTTAGATTTTGCCTGCATGGCAAAAGACATTACACCAGAGATAAAGGAAAAGATTAAAACACATTCAAATTATAGAACAGAATCAAGAACGGTAAGCGAACACGGACAGCTTAGCTTTAACTTTAATGAGATAAGGGTAGACTTGTTTCCGATGTATGAGTTTAAAGATAGGGTTTACATGAATCAGATATCTAAAACAGGGTTAATTTGGCCTAGACATCACATTGAAAACATGGGCAAGATTAAATATCTTGGTAAAGAGTGGAAGACACCAAATGATGTAGAGGGTTGGTTAAAAGCGTATTATGGTAATTGGCGTGAACGAATTGAAGATTGGAAGTGGCACGAAGATAGTTGTAATAGAATTGATATAACATGCTTGAAATAGTAATAATCGCACTATTAGTATTTATAGTCTTACAAGAACACCTTAACCGCAAGGAGCGTAAAAGGTTAGTTGATGCGGTCATGGCTAAAAGCTTCAAAGAGTTTAAACAAGAAGAACATAGAGAGAAGGTAGAGCCTCAAGAGGAGCTTCCACCTGAATTCCAACCAGTGGAGCAGGCAAGTGATGAGGATTTTACAAAAGCAATTAAAAAGGAATTAGGTCGTGAGGGTAAAATGGAGAAAGCAAAAGAAGCATTAAAAAAGATTGTGAGGTGAATCATGGCAAAAAGAAAAGCAAAAGCAGGAACATCGGCAGGTTATAAGGCTGGAATGTGGGGACAGAAAATTAGAAGCAAGGGTCAAGGAAGAGGAATGGGAACAGGAAGAGGAAAAGGCCCAGTAGGAAGGAAATAATGAAATTTAGAGCAGGATTAGTAACATACGAACCAGGACTTTTGAATAAAAAGGTTGGGGGGCCAGCGTGGAAGAAATTAGTTAAGAAGGCAGTTAAGGATTTAGCTAAAGCAAGAAAGAAGAGGAGGAAAAATGGCTGACAGACTACCAGAAAGGGACACTAGCAGTATTCCTACTAAAAACATGGGACAGCAGATTGATGCCATGCAGAGAATGGCTGAAGATCAACGAAAGAATTATAGTCGTCATTGGTATGATAATAACTTCTTTGATGACGGCCACCACTTTAGATTTATCTCCAGAACTACAGGAAGAATTACCGACTTATCCACTAAAGCTAGTATCTATTCTCCTAAGCGGGCTATTCCAAAAGCGTCACGTCAAATAAGAGGAATGGCTAATTTAATGTTATCTAGTGACTTTGTACCGACCATCTATCCTGAAAAAGTAAGTCATGTCAACTATCCAAATCCAGAGGAATACAAAGAGGCAATGCAAAGATCAAAACTAATTGCCCAAAAGGTAGGCCATTGGATTAAAGAGGACTGGGAAAGAGTCCAAGAATTAGACATTAAGCTGGCGTTTATGATGCTTTTAACCATGAAGCACTATATCTCTTTTATGCAGATATGGCCTGATCCAGTAGAGGAAAGAATCAAGACTCAAGTGTATGACGCTTTTGACATTTACTTACTGGGAAATTATACAGACATTGAAGACTGTCCATTTATCGGCAAGATCATTCCTAAAACAGTTAAAGAGATAAAAGCAAACGAACACTTTGACAAAGACCAATTATTAAAGATTAGTCCAGACAACAGATACGCTTCTGACGAAGTAAAAGAGGCTTACTTGGCTTCTAAGTTCGGCAGGCAGGGCAACCCATCAGACGCTTCGGCAACTCTCCTATTAAAAGAATTCTTTATCAAAGAATATCTCAATGATGAGAATATACCCCAAATTAGAAAAAGCGAGCAAGGTAAGGACATTCTAGCTGAAAAGAAAAAAGGAGACATGGTTATCAGACAAATCTTTAGTGCCGGTGGTGTTTGGTTAAGGGATCAGTATGTGAACTTGCCAGGATATCCATTTGTTGACTTAAGACTTGAACCAGGCAAGATTTACGGCACAGCCCAGATAGAGAGGTTTATACCCGCCAACAAGTCTTTAGACAGTATTATGTCAAGAATGGAGAAGTTTATCCATACAATGAATGTAGGAGTTTGGCTAAAGAGAAGGGGAGAAAACTTTAAGATTAACAATGTATCAGGTGGACTGGTTGCAGAGTATGACGGTATGCCACCACAACAAATGAATCTTGCCACAATTCCTGCCCATGTATTTAACTTTATCGGCTTATTAGAATCATTTATCGAAGAACAGGGAGTAACCACTTCGGCACTTGGAAAAGTACCAAAAGGAGTAAAAGCATGGGGAGCGATTGAGTCATTGAAGGCTTCAGAATTCGCCAACCTCTTTATTCCTATTAAGATGTTGAAAAAGACAGTGAGAAATATTACTGAGAAAATGCTTTGGATTGCCGACAGACACTTTGTTAAACCACAGGATGTTGAACTACTTGATAAGGGCGAACCCAACTACTTTCAGATCATGGGACAGAAGGGCATTGATGTTAGAAGGGATGAATTGCAGGAACAAGTTGACCAGAATATAATTCCTATTAAAAAGGATTACAAAGTTAAAATTGAAGTTGAGCAAGGTCTTGGTTATACCGAAGAAGGCAAGAAGGGACGAATGATGGAGATATCCCAATTCTTCTTGGAGATGGCTAAAACAGGACTCTTGACACCAGATGCAGTTAAAATTATAGTTCAAAGACTTGTAGAGATATTTAAGTTCGGACCTACAGCTGACTTAATGGAGGCGTTGGAGAATATCCAGCCTGATAATGACGAGATGACACCAGAGAAAAAGGACGAAATGAAAGAGATGATGCTGCAAGTGCTTATAGACTATGACAAGGCTAAGGGGCAGGCAGAACAGCAAGAAGAACAACAAAAAGGCACAAGAGAGACTACTAGAAGCGAAACGATTGAAGAAGGCAAAGATGGCAAAAAGACTAAGAGTGAAGTTAAGCTGGTAGAGAAGGGATAATATGCCAAGAAAATCAAAGTTTATAAATCCTAAAACTGGTAAGGTTTCTCATTGGTCTGCATTTGAAAAGAAAAAGAAGAAAAAGAAGAAGAAAGAACATTATTCAATGTCAGTTATCAAGAAAGCAAGGAGTAAAGCATGAAAGCAGTATTGTTAGATTATATGTTTTTGTTTGATCCTGCCAATACTTGGCAGCATTTGTATCAATTCGAGCAGGATTTAGCTAAGTTCTTTAAATCTCATGGTTTTGAATCTGAGATTATTAAAAACGTAGAGGGACAAACAAGCAAGAGATTATTATATATTCGGAAAAAAGAAGAGATAGTAAAGGAAGCTCCAAAACCAGTAGGAAGACCACAGACTATAAAAGGCCGTATCCGTGGATTAACAGAAAGAAAAGTAAAAGCTCCAGAAAGAAAGTTTAAAGAAAAGAGTAAAAGGGTTGATAGGGGATTTAGAAGAATAAGTAGAAAAGCAGCTACGGGGAGATAATATGGCTAATCAATTTGCAAAACAAGACCAAAATCAATTTCCCGCTTTAATTGCTCATACAGGAACTGCTGGTACTGCTGAAACTGTGAGATTAACATCATCAGATGGAGCATTGAATGTTGATTTAGTTGGAACAGAACCAGTAGTAGTTCAGATTGGGACGGTTTCAGTGGGGACATTAAACACTCTAGGGACAGTAAGTAAACTAGAAAGTGGATCAATTGCTGTAGTGGCGGGGACAATAGCATCGGTGGGTACTGTTCCTGGAATTGGTACTATCTCCGATATTAAAAAGGTTCACACGGCGGGAACGGTTATGGCCCTACCAGATTTGCCAGGGGGGACAGTGGACAAAGTTTCAGACGCTGTAGTGACTAGCGGATCAATTGTGGTAACAGCAGGGACAGTAGTAACAGCAATGGGCGACTTGACAGGCGGGACTATTGACAAAGTTACAGAAATAACTGGCGGGAGCATTGTTGTTACTGCGGGAACGGTAGAGACTACCATTGGTGATATCACTGGAGGGACAATAGACCTTCTAACTGCTGGTACTATAACTAAAGTAGAAGGTGGCAGTATTGTTGTAACAGCAGGTACAGTAGAGACAACGATAGGTGATTTGACGGGTGGGACTATTGATAAGATAACCAGCGTAGACAATATAGTTAAGGGCACTCTTCATACATTGGGTACAGTGGCTAAAGTAGAATCAGGTTCAATAGCAGTAGTAGCGGGGACAATAGCCTCTGTAGGTACTATCCCAGGACTTGGTACGATTTCTAATATCGCCGTAGTTCACAATGCAGGTACAGTTGCAGGATTACCCGATCTTCCTGGTGGCACAGTAGATAAAGTAACAAGTGTTGATAATGTTGTCAAAGGTACATTACATACTCTCGGAACTGTAGCCAAAGTTGAAAGTGGATCAATTGCTGTAGTGGCTGGAACAATTGGAGCTTTTACAGCTGATATTCCAGGCGGAACTATTGATAATGTGGGTACGGTAGTCGGGCTAGGCACAATTGCTAATATTGCTAAGATACATAACGCTGGGACGGTTGTCTCCGTTGGTACTGTTCCTGGGGTTGGCACTATTTCTAATATTGCCAAAATTCATAACGCAGGTTCAATAGCCGCTATTGTTCCTGGAAGCGCTGCTACTCAATTAGGAAAAGCAGAAGATGAGGCTCATACTTCTGGTGATGTTGGAGTGATGATGCTTGGGGTAAGAAAAGACTCTCTTGATACAATTGCTAGTGCAGATGGAGATTATACCCCATTCTTATTTGGTGATCATGGCGGAGTACACATGGAGGCTCAGCACATAAAGCCTTTAGATGGTTTTGAGGATGCGACAGGTTGGACTGTTTTAAATGTTGACACAACCAACTTAGGAACTACTGCTAACCATGTTTCTGGTTCTTGTGCTCTTAAATTTGATAAGATTAACGGTGATGCGGGGGCAACAATTGCTGGAATACAAAAAACAATTACTGAATTTAAGTGCTGTCATTATGTTGAGGGTGGTGGATTTATATTAGTTCCATTCTATATTTCTTCAACAGCTAATGTTGATTATGTTTTTGTTAGACTAGGAACTGATGGCTCAAATTATAACGAATATAGGCTTAGTAATGATGATGATACTTTTGTAGCTGGTTGGAATTTAGCTAGGCTGACATTTACTAAACCAACTACTTATGTAGGGACTGGAATCATAAGCTCGGCAGTAACTTATTTTGCACTCGGTATTGGCTTTGATGACGAAGCTAATGAGTTGGCGGATATAGTAGTTGACAGAACGACATTAAATAGTGGTTTGCAGACTTCGGCAGACATAACTGCTCAAATTTCATCAGATGTTTCTTCTCCAAATGTTATTGTTAGAACTTGGGGCAATGCCGTTGATACTGATGACGGAGATTCTGGCAGTAATACTTTAAGAGTTGTTTTAGCAAGCGACCAACCAGCCATTCCAACAGTAAACACAGTTGGAACAGTAGTCGGATTAGGAACTATTGCTAACATAGCAAAGGTTCATAATGCAGGAACAGTAGCTTCTGTTGGCACAATACCAGGAGTAGGGACGATTTCTAATATTGCTCAGGTACACAATGCAGGCACGGTGCAAGTTCTAAAGGCTGGAACAGTTAGTAGAGTGGAACAGGGGTCTATTCAAATAACAGCTGGCACTATAGGAACAGTAGCAGACGTAAAATTAATCCATACAATAGGAACTCTGCCTAATTTACCTCAAGGGTCAATTAACGTAACAGCAGGTACTATTGCTTCTGTTGGTACAGTTCCAGGACTGGGGACTATCTCTAATATAGCGAAAGTTCATACAGCAGGCACAGTCATGGCCTTACCTGATTTACCAGGAGGTACTGTAGATTTAGTTACTGGAGTAACAACTGTAAGCAATCTTACTAGTGGAAGTGTTCGGATGACAGTTGGAACGGTAACGGTTCTTCCAGACCTTCCAGGTGGTACAGTTGATGTAGTAACAAATGTTGCTGGCGGAACTCTTGTTTCAAATACTCCTTATTCTTATAAATATCAGGCTGCTGCAGGTGCGAATGTTGTTGTCAAAAATTCAGCGGGTTTTCTTCATGCTATTATGGTTGGTGATGCAGTTGGCACATCTATAATAGAAGTGTCAGATAATGCCTCAGATGGGGATGGTGCGGTTGTTATTTATATGGCAGGAGATGATTTAGGCCCAGCCTTGTATCCTGTCAATATGACAATGGGGACTGGAATAACGGCAGACATAACAAGCCAAACTCATGTGACGTTTATTTATAAATAGTTGAGGGGTAAAGAAAAATGAAAGTTCCTAAAGGCTATAAATTTTCCAAAAATGCTTTTACTAAAGTAGTGAAAGATAATCCTAAAGATAGGATTGAAGTTGAAATTGGTGATAGTAAGGATTCTTCTAAACTTCGGCCTCAAGTGAAAATAATGAGGTGGGATAATGAGGTTAATGCCTCTTTTAGATTGATTGATGATGAACCTAAAACTCTCCAGACCAAAGGTGAGAAGATTAAGCTAATTGGTGCTAAGAAAGAGGTTCATTTTTATAAAATTCCTTTTGATGAAATTGGTAAAGGTGGCTTTGAATTTGAGGTCATTCTAAAAGAAAAACCCATTACCAATAAGATTGAGTTTTCTATTGAAACAAAGGGGTTGAATTTTTATTATCAACCAGAATTAACCCAAAAAGAAAAAAATGAAGGTGCTTTTAGACCAGAAAATGTAGTCGGTTCTTATGCTGTTTATCACAATGGAAATCCAATTAATTATGAGGGTGGAAAACTATATAGAGCTGGTAAAGCATTCCATATTTATAGACCAAAAATAATTGATAGTGTTGGTAAATGGGTTTGGGGTGAATTAAATATTGATATTGAGAAAAAACTTCTCACGGTTACCATTTCTCAAGACTTTTTAGATACTGCTGTTTATCCTGTCAGACACGCTACTGGATTAAAGTTTGGATATGAAACAGCAGGAAGTTCTACCATTATCCTTTGTGGAGATGAGATTAATGATCTATCTTCCAACAGAGGTACAACTTATACACCCGCTAGCACTGGAACAGTTGATAGTTTACACGCCTGTACTGGAGGTACAGAAGCCGCAAACATAATATGCGCAATTTACGAAGAGGATAGTGAGGCGGCAAATAGTCACGGGAGAACCTGCGTAAGTGCACAGGTAGAAGCAGGAACGACTTATCAATACAATACTTATATTGTAGCAGGTTCTTTTTCTATAACTGGTAGCATCGCGTATATTCTGTCAGCGTGGCCACAAGAGTCAGTTGCTAAATGGAGTGAACATAAGATTAAATATGACTCTGATTCACCAAATTATTACGGACAGAGTGTTAGTCCTCCTGTAGCGCCCCCTGACCCTTGGAATTTAACGGAAACTGGGACTGGACGTAACTACTCTATCTACTGCACCTATGAAGCGGGAGGAGGCCCATCAGGAAAAAGAAGATATTATTCACCTGGAATTTGGCACACAGTAGGAGCTTTAATTCTTTTTCTTAAAAAGTTGACAAACCATTTTTAATTTGCTACTCTAATAATAGTCGACAAAATGGCGACCATCGTTCGGTGAAAGCAGAAGACCGAGCATTGTATATCTTATGGTATACAGCGCTCGGTCTTTTTTATTACTTTATGGACTGGTCCCCGAAGTGTCGGGGGGACAGGCAAAAGGGGGTGAGACATATGGCAGATTTCTTTAAAAAAGAAGATGTACAGGAAGAAACCACAGAAGAACAAGAAGAAGTTAAAGAAGAAAAGGTTAAGATTGGAGAAGACGAATACTCGTCGGAAGAGCTTGCAGGCTTGGTTGGACTAGGCAAGCAGGCAAAAGACATAGAATCTAAGCACGGCTCTCTTGATAAGTTTTCTTCTGATTGGGGTAAGAAGGCAAACAAAATCGGTAAATTAGAAAAAGAACTTGAGACCTTTAAAACGAAGGACGTTGAAAAAAAGGTAGAAACAGGAGAAAAGTTAAGCTGGGAAGAACGGGTACAGCAAGCGCAGAAGCAGGCAGAATCAATTGGCTTGGCAACCAAACCAAAATTCATGGAATGGTATGCAGAAGCTAGGGCAGCTGACAGGCTTAACGAGAAATGCTTTAAACTTGAAGGCAAAATAGATGGTACTGACGGCAGACCTGCTTTTAAGAGAAAAGACGTTCTTGATTACATGATTGAATCAGGAGTTAAAAATCCTGATGACGCTTATGATCTTTTACACAAAGAGCCTTTATCAAAATGGAGAGATGAGAAACTAAGCAAGGCAAAATCACCAGGCTTAGTAACAGAAGAAAGCTCTCAGGCAGGAGGCAAGTTACCTAAAAAGGTAGAGATCAATCGTGATAACTTGAGCGAAATGGTTAAAAGCGCTCTCAAGGGCGAGATGTAGACAGTTATCATTAACTGAATTTAATTGAAAGGGGGTGAAATAATAAAAAATGGCGATAAAATTAAGTGATGTTTCAAACGTCTTGCAAAAAGTTATCATGCCTTACATTCAAGACAACTTTCCTAAACAGACTATTCTGTTAGATAAAGTTAAAAGGAATGCTGGCGTAACTTTTATGAACAACTATTTCTATGCGGCTACACGAGTAACTAGACATGGAGGAGTTGTGGCATTGGCTGATGATGATAATAAACTTGTTTCAAGTAAAACTGCTCACAGTCAATTAAGGGTTCCTGTCAAAATCTTAACTGGAACGTTCGATATTTCAAAACTAACCATCGATGCGACCAAAACTGTAAAGGGTGCAGTGGAAAACCAACTGACCCACCAGGCAAAGACATTGGCAAGTGACTATGCAAGAAGTGTGAATCGTCAATTTTACGGAGACGGCTCTGGAATTCTATCTCAGGTATTGGCCTCAGTTTCAAGCACTACATTTACTTTAGAAGTTCCTGATGGAGACATAGATGATGGTCGGGCAATCAATCGTTTCGGGACTATTAACGGCGATGTTGCTTATGACAAATATCTTACCGCAGGACAGCAAATCGGAATCGGAACAGCAGCAGCAGGTACTGAAGTTATTTCTTCTATTGCAGGTGGAACAGTTACCGTTAGCGGTACTGTGGCCTCAGTAGCAGATGACGCAATCGGTCTTGTTGACGGCGGTAATGAGGGCTTTGGAACTTCTGAAATCGACGGACTTGGTAAAGCATTTAGACCAGCTACAAGCGGTTCTTATGCAAACGTAGCAAGGACTACATTCGGAATGACGGCTCAATACGGAACAACCAGCGAAGCATTGACTCTTTCAAGGATGGAAGACAAATACTTATCAGCTAAGGAATACGCCCAAATGGGTGATCAGTACGCAATCTTTGTTAACAAGACTCTATACAAGAAGTACGGAGATATTCTGACTTCTATGAGGAGAACTGTTAAAGAAGCGGACTTACTTGGTGGTTGGACTGGATTGGAATTCGCAGTAGGCGCAGGCAGGGTAGGAGTTTTCTTGGACTACGATGTACCAGATGGAACTTGTTTGATTGTTAATTTAGACAGTCTTACTATTACTCAGGTTTCTGATCTTGACTGGATGGAAGATCCATCCGGCGGGGCATTGTTAAGAAAAGTAGACTATTTGACCTATCAAGCTACTATGGCTTGGTTTGTTAATTTCTTTTGTTTAGCACCAGCAGCAAATGGCGCTCTGTATCAAAAGACAGACTAAGGTGTTTCTGATGGTGGTCGCATCAATGAGAGGCAACTATTAGTGAATCAATAAGCTAGTAGGATACCTTCAAAACTGCCATCAACTGGGAGAGTAAGGTTCGACTCCTTTATCTTCCACCATGAAAATAGGGGATATAGACGAAAAAGATAAAAAGTTTTGGCGTGATAAGCCCGATGTAGGCTTTTCTCCTAAACGTAATAAGTTTATTATTGACCAGACGATTAAAAAGTACGAAATGACTCGGGCAAGAAAGATGAAGGTGTTTGTTAATAAACTTGGAGAAAGATCACAGGCCGCAGCTTTTTATCTAAAACATTTAACACAAGGAAAGTCAACTGGGGTAGACAAATACTTTGGCAAGAGAATGCTTGCTAAATTACAAGGCAAAAATATTGTTGACGAGTATAAGAGAAGGGCAGGGATATCGACTGACTTAAAAAGAAAAGTAATTATGGGTGAAGGTTTAGATGTAAAACATGGGAAGAAATCAAAGAAACGCAAAAAGAGTGTTTGACACACGCTTGAGCTTTTCGGCATTATGTAGAAAGGCGGGCATAAACCCAAAGCAAAAATTAATAATACGAAGATATTTGAAAGATAAATCAAAGAGGGGGTGAGAATTTATGACAAGTTTTAAAGATACATATCCATTTTCCGCATTCGGCGGAAAGATTGATCCTATTAGTGAAATCAGAAACGCAGGGATTGTTACCAGTGGAAACGTATATTGGGTAAAAGACCCATCTGACGCTGACTACATTCCTTTTAAGGAATCAGTTGGTAAAGAGAATTTGTTTGACACCATTCAACCAGCTATTAACAAATGTACGAACGACCAAAACGATTACGTGATGGTTTGTCCAAAAGCTGGTGGTTCAGCATGGGAGCTTGCAGCAGCAGTTGATATGAATAAAAGCAGAGTTCATTTAGTCAGTGTTGGTTATAACCGAGGACTTCATGGTTATACCAATACCATTCAAGGTTATGCTGGAGCGACTATAATGGACAATGAGGTTGTCCATGTTACTCAAGAAGGTTGCGAAATTGCAGGTTTTAGAATGTTAGCAACCGCAGGAACTGGTGCAGGTGGAACATTGACCAATGGTATTCTTTACCTTAGCGGTTCAGCGCATAATCTTTATGTTCACGACTGCGGAATTGAAACTATTGGTACTGACTGGGACGATGCAAAACCAGTATCTGTTGTTAATGCAGCTGCTTCTCAACACGGAGCAAGATTTGACAATTGTTTGATTGGAGGTACAGTTGCAGAAGGCAGTGGAACACAACAGCCAGTTACGTGTGCTCCTTCTGGTCAGCGATGGGAGTTCCATAACACCAAATTCTTAGTTGATTCTGGTGATACTGGAAGAATTTTTGTTACAGCAGGAACAGGAAAGATCGATTATACTTTGTTTGACAATTGCAGCTTTATTGATATTGATCAAGGTAATTCTGTAGCATCAGCTATCGCTGGAAACATTACTGATGATCAGGGAATGGCTTTGGTTCAGAATTGTCACGGTTACAACCTTGACGCATTCGGAACTGATGATAACTGCTGGGTTACTGGACAACAGTCTGGTACTGCAGAAGCAGGCATTCACGATCCAGGTATAGGCGCGATTGGTTCGGCAGGAGTACCTGCAGCATAGTTAGACCTTTTTATTAATTTAAAGGGATAAGTTGAGTTGGAGATTTTACCCAGTGTGATTTCTCCAACTCTACACTGGGAATTTATGAAAAAACATAGCTCTTTGACATTAAAAGCAATCTATTTTAAGGAATTTGCCTTTATTCCTCATATTCTAAAAGAGATATATATAGACATGGTTTATGACAAGTATTTAAGGAATAAAAAGGACTTGGTTATTCTTGATTTAGGCGCTCATGTTGGGATGTTTTCAATGTATGCCGCTTATTATGCGAAACAGATTTATGCGGTTGAACCATCAATGGTTCATTTTGACGCATTAAAAGCATTAGTGATACATAATAAACTGCCTGTAAAAGTGATTAATGCAGCCATTTCAAATGTCAACAAGAAAAGACCGCTTTTCCATATTGATCCGAAGGGTGACGAGTTTCAGCCAACCGCTTATAACTTAATGGGCGGCAGTATGGAAGGAGCAGAAATGGTCGACTGTATCACAATGGACAAATTGTTTAAAGATCATAAGATCGAGCAGGTTGATTTTTGCAAAATGGACATTGAAGGATCAGAGTTTGAAGTTATCGCTGGTGAAGGGTTTAGGAAGGTAGCCGATAAGATAAAAATTATCTTTGGTGAACTGCACTACTTTGCTGGCAGGAATCATAACCAGATAAAACAAGCTCTTGACAGCTACGGTTTTGAAACAAAGTTTATTATAAACGGAAAGGAAGTCAATGAAATTGACTATGACGCAGACAAGAATTCAACATGGGGGGAAAATGCGTTAATGTTCGTAGGAAGGAAATTATGAAAAAACCATTGGTCTTTTTTACAGTTGCGGATGAAGCAAACCTCCACTATGCGAAAATGATGGAGAACTCATTAAAAAAGTTTTATCCAGACGCACCATTAGTCGTGATTGGGCCTGAACGATTAGACACGATTTTAATATCAGATAAGTTTTATCTGATGACTCCTTTAATTGCCAAAGACTTAATTAAAGAATACGAATTGGTGATTAAGATTGACGCTGATTCAGTAATTTGCGGTTCTCTTGACCATATAATTAATGATGACTTTGACGTTGGCTGTGTCAGGAACTCAAGCCCTAAGACTTTACAAGTCGGTATCTGGGACATTAGTCCGCCAGAATACATGAATTGCGGATTTGTCGCCATGAGAAGTGAGAGGTTTATAAATCACTGGTGGCAGTTGTGCCAGACAAAACACTTTAGGAAGTATAGGTTTAGGGAACAAGACTTATTAAATATCCTTTACCAGTACGGAAATTACAAAACAAGGTGTTTTGACGACTTAAACAAATTTCACGGCCTAGCAAGCAACGGCTACTGGGTAAAATGCGAAATGAGGGGGGATGATATCGTCTTGCCAAAGGGCGAGAAATATCCAGATGAAGATAAGACTATAAAGATAATCCATTGGGCGGGCGGAAACACGCCAAACAAGATGAATTTTCATCTTCATTTTAAGCCGTCAGTTATTAAAAGATTAGAATATTTAACAAAGGAGGAAAATGGCAAAACAAAATCCTCAAGTTGAGGAAAAAGATAGAAGGTTAAAAATCATGTGGAGCAGTAATGGCGTATTCTGTCATTCAGGATATTCTACTCAGAGCAGGGATATTCTGTATAGACTGATAGACGATAAGTGGAAAATGGCTCACACGGCCTTTTACGGCCTTGAGGGGGGAATCTTAACAGTCAATGGTTTGAAAATATATCCTAAGCTGGCTGACCAGTGGGGGGTTGATGCCGCCATGCACAACGGCAATCACTGGGGGGCTGACGCAACCGTCTTTTTTCAAGACTCTTGGGTTTTGAATATCAATATTTTAAAGAAAATAAAAAGACCTATATTTTATGTGCCAGTAGACCATGATCCAGCACCACCGGCAGTAGTAGAAAGAATGAAACTAGCATACAGGATTATTACTTTCTCAAAGTTTGGACAGAAAATGCTGGAAAATGCAGGCTTTGCAAGCGAGATGATACCGCACGGAGTTGATACGGAGTTATTCAGACCAATGAACAAACTTGCCATGAGGAAGAAGTATGGTATACCGCCAGACATTTTCTTGTTTGGAATGGTATCAGCTAATAAAGATAATCCGCCGAGAAAGAGCTTTCAAAGAGTAATGGACGCTTTTGCGAAGTTTCACAAGAAACATCCAAAATCAGGCTTGTTTATGCACACATTACTTGAGCAGGGCGGAGGATTTAACATCGCACAATATTCAAGACATTTAGGAATTAATGAAAAGATTTATCACATGAAGCCTTATGATGTAATTGTCACACTGGGTTCTGACAAGATAGCAGAATTAATTAATACATTTGACGTATTACTTTGTCCTTCACAAAATGAAGGATTTGGCATACCGATAATTGAGGCTCAAAGTTGTGAAAAACCAGTCATTGTTACCGACTGGACGGCCATGCCGGAACACATAATAGAAGAAAAAACAGGATTAAAAACAAAGGTTGCTTTTAAAAGATGGACAGGATTAGGGGGCTATGTTGCTCATCCAGACCCAGACGATCTTTATAACAATATGGAGAAGATTTATAAAATGGATATAGGAAAGATGGGCAAGAGAGCAAGAAAACATATATTAAAAAATTACGATATGAATAAAATCGTTAGTGAAAAATGGATACCTTTCTTAAAAGGTATACAGAAAGATATTTATAAGGGGGTGGGAATAAATGAGTCAAACAAAAAAAGCTAAAGACGACTATTTTGTAGCGAGCTTTGGCGAACAAGGAGAAGCACTACCAACTTCTACAGTTAATGGAATGATTATTGGTGGTGTAGAAATGGGCGGTACGACATTTGAAAGACTGCCTATTGGCACTTCATCTGGCGGTACTGCCGTTCAGGTTGACCTTATAGGTACTGAATCAGTGGTTGTTCAGATTGGGACAGTTACTGTTGGTACACTAAATACTTTGGGAACGCTTAGCAAGATGGAAAGTGGAAGTATTGCAATCGTAGCAGGAACTATTGGTACAGTTGCAGACACTAAATTAGTACATACTGTAGGAACAGTCGCCAAATTATCAAGTGGATCAATAGCGGTAATAGCTGGCACGATTGGCACAGTTGCAGATGTGAAATTGGTTCATGCCGTTGGTACTATCAACAAATTATCAACTGGTTCTATCGCTGTAATAGCAGGAACAGTTGGAACGGTAGCAGATGTAAAATTGGTACATACAATAGGTACACTTCCAAATTTACCACAAGGATCAATCAATGTAACGGCAGGTACTATAGCCTCAGTCGGCACTGTACCAGGCTTAGGTTCTATTTCTAACATAGCAAAAATCCACGATGCAGGGACAATTAACGAGATATCTGTTCTAATTTCAGGCGAAGATCAAACTAATGATGTTTTAAAAACTGAGGAACAGTTTTCTTACAGCTATGTGGCAGGAGTAGGAGCAGACAATGTTATTAAGGCTTCGGCTGGCTTCTTACACGCAATTATTTTAGGCAAATGGGTAACTGGTGGAATTGTTGAAGTTTCAGACCACGCCTCAGATGGTGACGGGAATGTTCAGATTTTTCTTCAAGGAGGAGCAACAGACGAATCGGGCTTTCCTAAAACAATTCTCGTTGACGCCAAGTTTACTGTTGGTATAACAGCAGACATAGCAGGCTTTACCAACGTAACGTTCATTTATAGGTAAGAGGTGCTTGACGCTTAATTAGAAAGCAACCTTGGTTGCTAAATGAGTAATATGGTGAGAAAAGGAGGTGAATATGGCAACAAGAAATGCGATTGATTATCCAAGAATACCTGATAAGGGAGTTTATATTAAAGGAACTCGATCTATTGATGGAGCTACTGGAGATATTGCACAAGATACTAACGCACAGTGGATAGAAGATGCAAAATATGGATGGATGCTTGTTGAACCCACCGAAGGAGCTAGTGCTGAATTTGATAGTGCCATTACAAGAACAGGAAATTTTACTATTAAATTATCTCATCTTGATACTGATGCAAGGGGATTTGTAATTTCGGCTCCGTGGGTTCCGGGTGTAGCAGATTTACTTTCCTATGGATTTCGTTTGAAACCATCAACAGAATATACCTTAAATGTTTACGCAAAGACTGATAGTGTAGCAGCAGATTCTGTTTACGCAGGGATTTACGAATATGATTTTGCTGCTGTTTCAGGAACAGGGAGATCCACCAATAGATTAACAGGAACTAATGATTGGACTTTGCTTACAGTAACTTTTACTTCTAATGCTGATGCTGTATGGGGAGTAATTACTCTTAGGAATTATATTGGAGGAGCTATTTCTGATGCTTGGTTTGATGTAAACTCAATGACTTTGGTAAAGACTTAGAAATTACAAGTGTAGTCGTTTAGGAGAAAATATGCCATTTGGAACAGTGGGTGATGTATCGGGAAGCACAACGCTGACTGATGACGATCATCTATATCCTGCACATATTAACGAATTAAGGCACAATCGTGTTCCTTTTGTTGTTGTTGCCGCTGCTGGTTATGGCGATTATAACTGCGATGGTGTAGATGACGACATTCAACTTCAAGCGGCTTTAGACGCTCTTGAAACGGCTGGTGGTGGATTATTGTTTATTAGGGCAGGAAATTACAGCCTTAATAACTATCTGCGTGTTACTTCGAATATAACAGTTGAAGGAGAAGGCTTTGCTACTGTTCTAAAGCTAAAAGACAATGCTACAGGGCCGTGGCGAGATACTCGTGTAGGAAATGAAAAAGCAATAGGAGTAATTTCCATTATGGATGATACCTTTACTGCCGCTTCTGCTACTTTCGAAAATATAATAATTAGAGACCTTCTAATAGATGTTAATGGAGCAAATCAAGATGTAGATGGAAATTATCAATTTTCGGGAATAATGACAGAATTGGTTAAAAACTGCCGCATAGAAAATGTAAGAGTAAACAATGCAAAATGGGCTGGTATTTGTTCTTATACTTATGCTAAGCCTGATTTTCCTTACAGCAGTTTAACTATTACTGGCTGTAATTTTCATAATTGTGGTATTAGCGTTAATGGATATCTTGATGAGTATAATTCTGGTGGAGTTTTCTTTTCACATGGTCTTACTGGAGCAGTTATTGATAAGTGTTTTGCTAATAGCTGTCAGCAGGGTTTTGTTATGGAAGATGCAGCGGAAGATTGTGTTATCTCTAATAATACAGCTTATGACTGCACAAAGAGTGGAATTAATTTCCGTAATGCCCGTCATACCAAAGTTCATCACAATACTTGCTACAACAACGGCTTAGATGGTATTAGTTCTCATAATGATTGTCGAGGAACAACAATAGACAATAATAGTTGTCATGAAAACACAAGATATGGAATTAACGCTGGGACTTTTGGTGTGTCAATACATGGGAATAAATGCTATCAAAATGGGGATGCTGGAATCTATATGGTAGCTTATCGCTCTTCAGTTTTGGGTAATCATTGTATAAATAATGGAACTGCCGACTCACCAACTTATGCCGCAGGAATTGTTTTAAATGGTGTTATCCATACGATAGTAGGCAACCATCTTATTGTAAGCGCCGCCGAAGCCTCTCCAGCTGCACAATTATATGGATTATATATTGTTAGTACTGGTAAGAACATGATTTCTAATAATGAAATTAGTGGAGTTACAGCGGCAGTATACGGCAATTTTGCCGCTACTGATAAAGTGAGAGATAATGACGGTTTTGTAACTGAAAATAAAGGGACAGGATCAATAACAGCCGCAGTAACATCTGACATTATAACTCATGGTCTAGGTTACACACCAGTGCTTGCTGATATTTCAATAACTTTGGGAGAAAATCCAACAAATACACCAGGCGCTATATGGGTTGATACGATTACAGATACCTATTTTACTGTTAATTGTGAGAATGTTCCAGGGGCTTCAAATTTAGATTTTAGTTGGAAGGCAAAGGTGTTATGAAACCTAAAACAACAATAGAAAATATAATGCCAAAAATAGGGATTAGGCAAGGTTTAAGACACGCAACCTACCATTTGTATAGTGAATTGTTAAGATATGGCGACAATGATCTCTTTGGTTGGACAGTTGATAAAAGTGAAGTAAGAATGACCATAGAAGATATAATACCAGGAATGAAAACAGTGGCAGACATGAAACCAAAAGCAAGCATTGAAGATATAAAACCAAAAATTAAACTAATAGAGGAGGTGTAAATGTTAATAAAAACAAAAAATGACCAAACGGTAGATTCACAGAAAACCTTTTTAGCGTCAACTATCAGTGCTGGCGGGACTTCTGTTTTTGTCCGCAATATTGCTGGTTTTTATGATAACTGGAATATTCAATTAGGAGCAGTTGGAGAAGAAAAATCAGAGGTGTTAGAAATTGAGGGTGCGCCATCTGGGACAACAATTACTACGGCAGGGACGGCAATTTTTGACCATCCATCTGACACCCCTGTTTATTCTATTAAATACAATCAGATATTTTTTAAGCGATCAACGGCTGGGACTTCTGGAACGGCAACAGCCATGACTGACGGAACAGTAACAATCACCCCAGACCAAGACTTTACCCAGTTTGATGATACCAGCGGATCAGCGACTTATGCTTATCGGGTTTCTTTGTATAGCACTGGACTTGACACTTCAAGTTCAGAATCGGACTGGATTACTCCAGCGGGACACGCTTTTTATTCTTTGGGCGGTATTAGAAAAAGAGTTAAGACAAAATTACTAAGCAGTGTTGAAGATGACGAGATTGACGAGTGGACAAATGAATGGATGGAAACAATGAATAATACGGCCATTGATGTTAATGAGGATTATAGAGTAGGAACAGTTAATATAGGATTTTCAGGAACGGCTCAATATGCTGACCTAGGAACTGCAACAACAGATTTTAAACAAGTAAGACGGGCTTGGTACACAGAGGGCGGGGGTGATTGGCACAGGATGACAAAACAAGAATATGTAGATTTTACTCCGACTGAGGGATTCAGCGAAACCAATCCTTATTATCATATGAGAGGGGATACTGAAATTGGCAGGAATCCTTATGAAAGAAGTGGAACAATTGCTGTAAGCTATTATAAGTTGAATGCCATCTTAGACAGCGATGCAGACAATCTTCCAACTCCAATGAAGGGATATACTAAGTCTTTTGTAAACTATGCCTTAGCGCAGGCTTACAGGAAAGACAAGATGATTCCAGAGGCAACTGCATTAGAAAATCAATCTCAAGCCGACCTAGCAAGGTTTAAAAAAGAAATGACACCAAGAAACAAATCAAGTCAGACTTACATTGATATAGTAGAAAACATTCCAGGGGATCAGTTAGACCCCTTCTAGTAATATGGCAAAGTTTAGAGCAATGAACATTAGCGGGATGAATTTGAAAGTATCCCCATTTCTTCAAAAAGAAGGGGAATTATTGCAGTGTCTTAACTTAGACCCAATTCCTTATGGAGCAAAGAGAAAAAGATCAGGTTATACCACGTTTTTAGGAACTGCTAATGGAAGTGCCTCTCAATCACTTTTTAGTTGGACAAAAGAAGACGGAACGACTTTGAATGTTTATGGTGCTTTTGGCAATAAGGTTTATTATTCCCTTCAAGGAACAGCGGCATGGGCGTTGGCTGGAAATGGCACGATTACGGCTGGCGTGGCTGTTGGTCATGCAGTTTTAGACGACACCTTGTTTATGAATCAACAAGGTGGAACAATGAGGCATACTACTAATGGCTCGGCTTTTACTGATACTACTGCCGCCCCGCCTGGAGGATATTTGTGTTCTTCAAGAGATAATCGGGTATATATCGGTTCGGCTTCTACTTTGTTTTATTCTACTTCAGGTGATGGGACTAATTGGTCAACTTCGGGTACAAGTGATAGTTCGTCTTTGACTATTCCAGGCGAAGGAGCAATCAATGGCGTATTTTATGCTAATGACAGAGTAGTTATTACAAAAGATTCTGGTTTAATGTATCGTTATGATGGTTATAACTTAGTAAGAGTGCCGACTAATGAAGGTTTAAGCTCTTATGAGTCTTTGGCTCAAGTAGAGGATTATTGGATTTACTTAAATAGGCAAGGTTATCTTGGCTACAATGGGGACCGACCAGAGCTTTTATCAAATCCAATAGAAAACCAAATTTACAACAATGCTGGCAGTGCGATTGTGGGAACTACTTTTGACAGCGCTCCTGGCGTTGCTCATAGAATGAATTATCTTTGTGCTGTTGGGACAGTTACAGACGAAATCACCGAAGAAACAATCGCTAATTGTATTCAGAGATATAATTTTCAATTTGATGATTGGGATAATTACGCATTTGGTCATGTTCCCACCAGTTGGTGTTCTTACAAAGACGCTGACGGTGATAAGCAATTAATCTTTGGTGCTTCTGGCGGGCAGTGCTATCAAATGAATGGAACAGCAACGGCTGATAATACTTCGGCAATTATGGCGGGACTGCAAGGGTTTTTACATTTTGGCGCTCCAGAACAAGACAAGAAGTTTAATAGGCTTTGGGCTATTGCTAGTCCTGGGTGTCAGGCAAAAGTCCAAGTAGCTATTGGTGACAGTTTTAGAAAAGACAAAAAGAATTGGATTGATGTTGGTGATTTAAGAACAGGAATAAGAAAGTTGGATTTTCCTGGAGGAACAAGGGGTAAGTTGCTTTTTTACCAATTAACCGAGTTGTCGAAAGACGCTCCTTTTACATTTTATGGGTTTGTAACTGATTACGAAAATATTGGCCTATGAGAAATTACAGTGATATTGGCTTAAATAATAGATTAAGAAAAAAGGGCAGTCCTGCAGAGAAAAAGAAACGGATTGACAGCTCAGAATTTGAGGCAGATTATCAGGTTAGCACTGGTGCTATTACAGTAAGCAAACTAAATGTAGTTGAGTTTATTAGATTGTCAGCTTTAGGAACAGCTTTAGGAACTTTTAGCACAAGCCAATCCTTAAATTTAACCTCAACCTTAACTTATCTTTCTCCTTACAGTACAAAGAAAATATTTGGCAATATTAATGTTTCAATTTATCAAGGGGCTGGTACTTCTACGGCAACACAAATTTATCCAATAGCAGGATCAAGCGTAACCAATGGAAGATATGATGTTCAAAGCTCTTATGATTTGACTGGATGGGATGAGATTAAAAGTCGATGGCGTGGAAGGATAATAGATACAAACGGAACTAGCTCGCAAGTAATAACGTTTGCCACTAAGTGGTGGCATTGCGATACTAGAAGCAGGGGAACATGAAAATACTAAAAGTATATAAAGATGGATCAAGATATTTTGATGGTGGATTAGTAGGTATTTATCCTGCTGGTATTGAACCAATAAAAGAATATAATCTTGATGAATTAACAAAAGAGGAATATAAAAAGTTGCGGAAAAATCCTAAAGATAAAAAAATATTAAGAAAAACAAAGAAAATTAAAAAGGAGAGATAAATGGGAAGAGAATTTACATCAACAGGTGAAAAGATTACTGATTCAGCTGGGGCAGCCGTTATTGATTCATCTGGATTAGTAGGAGCAACCAGTTTTATAAGTTCTATTTCTGAAAGCACAGCAAATCAAGACATTGTTGGAGGAACCTATTTAGACATTACTAAACTGGGTGGAACGGTGACTACAACCAGAACAACGCCAGTTCTTTTTTTTACTAGGGCTGAGTTTATTGCAGAAGGAACAATAAATGCCTATTTTAGATTAAATATAAATAGTGGTACAACAATATATCCGAATCAAGCTAATAGTCCTGGCTGGATACAATATTATCCTGTTGCTGATGAACCAATGGGTTTTTCAATCTCTTATTTAGTAGATATTCCAACAGGAACAAACATAGTAAAACTACAAGCCAAGACATCAGTGGCGGGTGGAACTATTACAATAACTGAATATTCACATTTTGGTTATACTGTTTTAGGAAAATAAGTTGACAAGAATAAAATAATTTGTTAGTATATTTTTACCAGACGAAATGGCTGGCATTTGTGGTGAAAGCAGAAGACCACGATTCTTATTGAATTGTGGTTTTTTTTATGGAGTAAATTATGGGAATGCCAGGTAAATCAGACATCAATCCAGCAACGGGGCATGAATATGCCCGTAATCCAAGCACTGGACACTGGGATGATACCTATTGGGCTGAACAAGTAGAGCCTGGTTTGAGGGCTCAATATGGTTCTCCTGCTCAAGCCGCTCCTCAAACCTCTCAAGGATTTAATGCAGGTGATTTTGGGGGTATTGCCAAACAAGCCCAACAAATGTATACTCAGGCAATTCAACCCCAAGTCAAAGCATTACAAGGCCAAAAGCCAGGGATTGAAAGCCGATACCAAACCTTACTCAAAGATGTTACAAGACTTTCTACAAGAGCAACAGCACAAGAATTTGGTAGACGTGGGATACCAATACAAAATTCTGGTCTTTACGAACAAGAATTAGCTCGAGCAATCGAACCCCAGCAACTGCAAGCAGCCCAATTAAGAAGTGGAGAATTACAAAATCTACAATCAGCTATTGCTGCCTTGCAATCAGGAGCAATGACTGGCGGGATTGGTGCAGCTCAGAATATATATGGAATGCAACAACAGGCAGGACAACAGGCAGCGCAACTAGCCCAACAACAGCAACAGTTTCAGGCAACACAAGCAGCACAAACAGCACAGCAGGCATGGGAACAGCCCTGGCAGGAAAAGATGTGGCAGTCTCAATTAGATAAACCTTATTACAAACCGACTACTGGCGGAGCTGGAACAGACCTTACTTGGCTGCAAGGAATTTTAAATCCAGGTGGAGTGGGGACAGATGAACCAAAACCGACATGGAAACCTGGTGGTCAATCTATATATGGACAAAATCAAAGTTATGCTTATCCTAGTTTCGGTATCGCACCATAAATAATATGCCAACATACTCACCACAAAAACAATGGAGATGGGATCAACAATCAAATGATTGGATTCGTAATGCTCAACAAGCCCAGCAACAACAGCCAGGAATGCAGACTGGTCAGGGTGGTGATGCTTTTCAGCGTGGTGCATTAATGGACTTGTTAACTACTGGTGGTAAAAATCTTTCTAAAATTAGTGCTGCTAAGGAACTTATTGCTCCACCACCAACTGCGGCAGAATTAGCAAAAAAACAAAAAAAAGGAGAATCTTCTACAGCCATCGATTTGCTTGAATCAATATATCTAGGAGAAGAAGGAGATCAGCCACTTGCTTTTGGTAAAAAGGGAACTGGTGGCAGATTGCCAGGAATAGCAAAAGGAATACAAACAAAAATAGCCCCAGAGTCATTCCCCGAAAGTGTAAGACTAAATACATATAAAAGAACACTTGAAAGTATTAGGCCCCAACTTGCTAAAGCCGCAGGAGATGCGGGCAATATTGCACTTGCAGAACAAATAATGGCAGGAAAGGGATTGCCAGATGAGCAATCTACTCCAAAGGAAGCAATAGCACTTTTTAAGTCAATGCGAGGAAAATTTGATTTAGAGCCAAGTAAAAGAGTTGGGGGATTTGAAAAAACACGCTTGCCAGAAATAGAGAAAACAAGAAAAGAAGAAATAAGTGGAGTGGGTGGACTTGCAGTTGGAGCAGGAAAGTTGTTATCAGATATACTTTTGGGAAGCACAAAAGGTCTTGTTAAAAGAATAAAGGGTGGAGAGGATGTATATGGAAAAGACGAATCCCCTCTTGAAATGGCTCTAAAATCGATGCCCCCAATTGGCTTAACCGATCCAGAGTATAGACGGGATATAGCTGCTCCTGGGTTAGAAATCTTAAATCTTCTAAGTTTGCCAAAAAACATAAAGTCGGCCGGCAAAGCAATAACAAAACCATTTAAAGCCAAACCAGCCAAATTAGGAAAAGAGGTGCTTGAGGAAGGAATGGAGTTAGTAAATAAAGGAAAAGGTGTAAGAACAGTTGCACTTCAGAAAGCACAAAAAGCAGGTAAAAAAGTATCAGGAACAAGTATTGTACAAGATGTTAAAGAATGGGCAAAAAGAGCAAAATTGGCAAATCCTACACAATCTGGTGCAGTAGATGATTTTGCCAAGGGAATTAGTAAAAGAATAAAGGGTAAAAACTTAACAGCTAATACAGCCAAGAATCTATGGGATGATGCGAGAAAAGGATTTACTAATGCTGGTAAAGCAGGCAATACTTTAGAAGCGGGCTATCATCGAACTATAAGGGATGCTTTGCGAAAAGGACTAGAAAAGGCAGCCCCTGGATTTGATGAAGGAACCAGTTTAATGAGGCAAGGGTTAGAAAAAGATAAACTATTAAAAGCAATTAGAACAGCCTTAGAAAAAGGAGAGATAAAAGGTGGAATAAAAGGAACTCCATCTCCTATTTTAGAATTTTTAAAAGGCACAGGAAAAAAAGTTGCTGGTGGCGCAGCAACAGGAGCAGGATTATTTGGATTATCAAAACTTCTTGGATTAGATATTTCAGGAGCTTTTAGAGAACAAAGGTAGTTTAAGTGTGATCGCTAAATAACCATAAAATTGTAGAAGCTAGCATAAAATAAATTAACGCATCAAATAACATTACTTAATTATATCACATCAATGCCACTCCCCCACCGAAGCGGGGGAGAGGCGGGGACACCCTAATTAGGCACGATTCCCGCAGAATATGAAAAACAACACTTTATCATACCGAGTTGGAGAATTAGAGAAGAAGGTTGGAGATATTGGTGAGAAATTAGACAAAATTAGAACTAATGAACTGCCTCATATCCAAGAAGAGCTATCATCTTTAAAGACAAGGATTACTTTAATGACTGCTTTAAATATCGGTGCTATTGTATTTGGTATTATAATTTCCAAGATGTTATGAATTTTAAGAACTTCATCCTCAAATATCAAGGCAAATTCATTGACTTTGATGGCATATATTCCAGCCAGTGCATGGACCTTCTCCATCAATATTGTGTAGAAGTTCTTGGCATTACTGATGGCCGAGTTTTATCAGCCCCCGCCGCAAAAGATATTTTCAACAACTTCGATACAATTTTCGGACACGAACTCTTCGACAAAATAACTAACACTCCAGACGGAATCCCCAATGAAGGTGATATTATCATCTGGGGACATGGGACTTGGGGACACGTTGCCATGTATTATGAGGGAAATGTAAACACCTTTAAAAGCTTCGATCAGAATTATCCTACTGGTACTCCTTGCCACATTCAAGGTCATAATTACAATAACGTCTTGGGTTGGTTGAGATACAAAGGATCACCGCCTCAAGAAGATATACAGGAACTTTTAGACGAATTAAGAAATGATAGAGATCGCAACTGGAATCTTTATAAAGAAGAATTAGGAAAACGAGAAGGACTAGAAACACAAGTGGAAGATTTAGACAAAAGAATTGAAATAGAAGAAAAGAAACACGAAGAATATATAAATTCTCTAGCCAATCAACTTGGCCCAGAATGTCCTGCTGATGAATCAGCCATAAAAGGTAAGATTGAAGTATTGCTTGCAAGCGAAGACAAACACAATGAAGTGGTATCACAGCTCACAAATGAATTAAAAGCGGCAGAGATGACGGCTAGTGCGCTCTCTGAATCGAATGAGAAGCTTGATGGCGAATTATTTATACTTGACCAAAAGATAACTGACCTTGAACAACTCCAACCAATAAATGAATTAACAACCAAAGAATTATTAAAAGCTCTTATAGGAAAAATATTCAAATGATACTTGGATTTGTTCTTGGTGTAATATTTGGAATGATAATTTATTCGATGTATTTTGGTAAGGGTGTAACATAGGTTACATAAGAGAGGGGGTGTAACATGAAAAAAATAAACTATCCGCTTTATAAGAAATTAATTTGGAGATATCTCCGTGTTTTCGTTGACGCTTTTATAGCAGGTTTAGCAATAGATCAATTAGTATTAGGAACTCAAGATATTAGAATTTCAGTTTTAAAAGCAGGAGTAGCGGCAGGATTAGCCGCAATAGCAAAAATGTTGAGAGAAGGAAAGGATTATGCGAGTTTAGAGCATAAAATAATATTATGAGTAAAGAAAGACCGCCAGTACCAGCAGAAGATGAGTTGACAGAGGAAGAGATAGAGGGCATTAAACAACAAGTAAAGGAAGACTTGAGATGAAAGAAACCATAATGGGTGAATTAATTAATTTTCGCAACAAAGACAAACCTGATCCTGACATTCAGGATATGATTGACGCTGTGGCTGAGGGTGAACCCTTTGAGACATGGAGTACTGGAGATGGAACGCCTAAAAATAACCCAAAAGATGCTTGAAGAACTTAAAGTAGAGGATTTAGAATTTGACTGGAAAGATGATCCAGATTTTCCTGATACCCATTATTCTGAAAAGACAGGTCATAAAAAAAGAGGAGAAGTTAGTAAACAAAAGAAAAAGAGGTAGCAGAAGATAACTAATTGCCCAGATTCTCTCATTTTATATACAGCTTTAATGTTTTTTTAACAAAAGTTGCATAGAATTGGTATAATACAGTATGCCATCTGGAGAAATCGAGATGGCCTTTTTTACTTGACAAACCTTTAAAAAAATGGTAGTATAAAAATAATGAAAATCCCAGAATCGCAATCTCTTAACACACAAAATCAATAAAAGAGCTTTTTTATTGGGCGGTTATTGTCTCCGATTCTGGGTCAATAGCCGTCCTTTTTGTAATATGAAGAAAATACCACTAACTCAGGGCGAATATACAATAGTAGATGATGAAGATTTTGATTTAGTGAATCAGTTTAAGTGGAATCTTTTGAGAGCAAAATCAAACAGAAAATATGCTATTGGTTCTGGTCCAAAAAAGAATAAACTTGTGTTGATACATAGATTTATTATGCCTTGTAAAAGAAATGAAACAATTGACCACATAAACGGGGATGCACTTGATAATAGAAAAAGTAATTTGAGGATATGTTCTTTTGCAGACAATCTCAAAAATAGAAAAGTTAATAAAAATAATAAGAGTGGATATAAAGGAGTATGGCTTGGTAGAAAACAATATAGAGCTGAAATTATGTCAGATAAAAAAAGATATTATCTAGGTTCTTTTTTAACTGCAAAAGAAGCAGCACTAGCTTATGATATGGCAGCTAAGAAATATCATGGTGAATTTGCTTTATTAAATTTTTATAAGAAGAGTTTAGAATTATGAAAGCCTTTAAATGTGAAAAATGCGACAAATTTACTGAAGGAAAAGCCCTTAGATGGTTTGCTTATTGGAGTGTAAAAACTAAATGTTATAGAAAAATAGACTTGTGTAAAGAGTGTCTAAACGAAATTCAAAGACTTTTAGACGAAAGAAGGTCAAAATGAAAAAATCTAAAGTAGACAAAATCAAATCCATAATTGAATCTTATAAACACATTGCCAGTAAGAACAGAAAAGGCGATTGGGAAGAAGGAAGGTTTTCAGGTGTTAAAGAATTAGGAGAAGCTATTTTGGAGGAGTTATGAAAGGAGGGAGAATGAATGAAACTATTGGCACAGTATTAGCATATATTCTTATAGCCTTAATATTTGGTGCTTCACTTTTATTAATAAGGTGGCAGTTTAATCTTTGCTATCCAGAAATCTCAGATAATATTTGGTATTGCATAAAACACGCTTATTAGTAAACATTATTGTAAAAGAGGGAGAGATGAAGAAAATTAGTAAAACTGAATTAAAAAAACGATATGTAGAAGCTGGTTATGCTGATAAAGAATCTAAATGGTATTGGGATAAAAGCGAAAAAGCATATTGCTTGCCATTAAAAGCTATTGTTTTAGGTGACAATTAATTACCGACTGCACTTTAAATCATAGAGGTCGGTTGACAGAAAAGTCTATGAGCTAACCCTGACGGCTAGGCGGAATCCTAGATTGCCGAGGAATAGTTGAAAAATGTGAGGCGGTAGCCCCCTCGTACTATGGGGTCGCCCCTTCCTCTATCAATTAGAGGTTTGGGACAGGTAGTAGGCTGAGTAAAGGATCGAAGAAAAAATCGGTTAAATCCTACTCACTAAAACGCACTACTTACCTTTCTATTGCCTTGGAATAATATTAACATGAATAAAATAATTATCTTTTTTTTAATCTTAATAGCTTTCTTAATAGGTCTGAATCTTAACTTAAGAAGTTATGGTTTTAAACCCTTATGTAATTTCGCTGGCGGGAAGTACATTGTTGACTGGGGTAAAGATTTTAATAAAGCAATTTGTATATTGAAGAAATGAAAGGAGGGAGAGATGTTTGGAATATGTAAACATCAATGGAAGGAAATAAGCAGAACTTATGCAGAACCACAATCAAGTGGGCTTGAGATTCAAGGAAGAGGTAGGAAAGTTTTGGAAAGAATAATGTTTGGAGTAACGACTATTCTTTGGGAATGTCAAAAGTGTCAAGAATTAAGAAGAGAAGAGTTGTTGGGAAAAGAAATTAAATGAACAACAACCAAGTCTTACAAAAAACAAGAGATGTATGGGTTAGAGCAAAAAAACGGGGAGACAAAACCACCATGAACTTAATGGAGAAAGTGGCTGAACGAATTAAAAGGAAGGAGGTAAAATGAAAAAAACACTAGCATGGATTGTTTTAGTTTGGACTATATTAGCAATTCCCTATACTTTAACAGCACCATTGGAACTTGATGAGGGGTTCTTTGCTTTAATATATACGGGTTTAATTATTGGAATGATGATAAGTGATATTCGAGAACATGACTCACAAAAAAAGAATTCTTAATCTATTAAAAGAACATGAATGGGTGTCAACCGAAGAACTGCATAAAGTCGGTTGGAGATACGGTGCTAGAATACATGATCTTAAAAGAGAAGGCTATCGTTTCTTGAAAAAACCGCACCCATTCAAAAAAAAGATTGAAATGTGGAAATTAGCTTATACACCAGAAGAAAAAAAAGACAAGTATGATTTATTAAAAATGACTAAGGAAGAACAAATGAGGTTTTTATGAAGAAAGAAACAATTTTAATGGAAGAATATTTTAAAAAGATAGATGGCAAAGTATATTGTTTTAGAAGATTTGGTGGTAAGGGAGAGTGGGAGAAGTGGGAAACATCATATAAAGAAGAGCCTTATGTTTATTGGAGTGGTTAGCTTTTATGAAAGGAGGGAGAGATGAAGAAAATTTTAGTAAATAAAATATTACCAAATACTACTCTTAAAAGTGTGATGTTTAATTTTATGGTGGATGGTAAAAATATGGTAAGCCAAGCTCCAGTAAATTGTTTTCTTGGAAATACTGATAGATGGCTTATTTTAGGAACAAAAAGAACATATAAAAAGAAAAAATAGTAAACATTATTGTAAAGGAGCAAAATGAAAAAAAGCAAATATGCACCAAAAGGAATTACAGATGAACAAATCCTAGAAGCAATGGAGCCGATTTTAAAATCACCTACGCTTTACGAAATTTGCAGAAAACTTGGTTATAAAAGTCATAAAAGTCTTTGGTTGAGAATGAAAAGGCTTATCAAAGAGGGCAAGGTAGTTAAAAAAGACAGAAAATATCATTTAGTTATTAAAGATTTAGAATTAGATATTTCAGCAACATCATTTATTGGAAAAGCGCAAGTCATGCAGGCAATTTAGTAAACATTATTGTAAAGATAATTGTAAATGAAAAAATGCTTTAATTGCGAAAAACAAGTAAAAAATAAGAACTTCTGCAATATAAGATGCAGGAGAGTTTATTTTAATTCGACCGAATTTAAAAACTTAGAAGAAGAGTTATTTGGTGAATATAAAAGAAGAATGGAAAGGATGAAAAGAGAATGGTAACTCTGTCTTACTCTAATGTCTTTCTTAGTTCGTATCCCTACCTCTATTCCCCCCTTAGAAGATATAATAAAACGGAAAAAAGTTTTTGTCAATATCCTATACAACTTTGGTAGAATTATGGGGCGAAGAATTGAAGGAATGGTTGAAAAAGACATGAAAGATGCTTTTATTATAAGCCGAACCGCAATTTTTAGCCTTGACTAGAAACTTGACAAGTGTAGCACATTGTGGTAATATCAAGCAAATGAGAACAAAAAGCGGATATTTTAAAGTAAAAGAGATGAGCGAGATTTATAGTGTTAGTGAAGAAACTATTAGGAGATGGGCCAGAACAAAGAAAATTAGTGGAAAAAAAATAGGAAAAAGTTGGTTGTTTGCAAAAAGCATAACCTACGAAGATAAGTCTGAAAATGAAGCAATTTTATTATTAGGAGAAAGTGCTGTTCGTCAGAAAAGAGGATTTCCCTATGATATTTTGTTTGACGGGCAAAAAATTGATGTAAAAGCCTCGAAACTTGGACTCCGCATCACAAAGACCACAAAAAAAGATCACTACTATTGGAGATTTAATATTAGTGCGCATTCTTCCAACAAATATCGTTCTTGTATAGAAAATGATAGAGAAACTTATTGTGATTACATTCTTTTTATTTGTTATGATGATGATTGGAACAACATTTTAAGAGGCTACTTGGTTCCTTCGTCAACTGTGTTTAAGAAAAAAGGCAAAAGCGGAAGCATTACTTTAAACGCAACAAGTAAAATATTTGAAAAATATAGAATCTTTAGGGCAGAGAAAGGGAATAAATGAATAATTTAAGAGAAGCAAACGACTATATAAGTTTTGGAATCAAAGAAGGCTATATTGACTTAGAAGATTTTGAAGGACTAACCGATCAAGAAAAAACAGACTTTTACAAAATGAGTAGTAGAGACAAGGTGTTTTATTATAAATGGCTAAGAAAGGAGGAACATGAAACTAAAAAATCTTAACTTCAAAAAGCTAACCATTAAAGCAATCTTAATGATCTTACTTGCTTTAGCAGCTTACGCAATCGGAGAATTTACTTACAACAATTATGATGTTTTAACTTATACGATTCTTCAACCGGACAAAGTTAGATTAATGAAGAATTACCAAACACTTAAATTAAACGAAGCAGATCAAGAATTTAAGCAAATGTTTGAGATTATTGAAGAATTATAGGAGGAATTATGAAACCAAAACAAAAAAATATTTCAGGAAAAGACGGTTTTGATTTAGGGATTGGTGGATTGGGAAGCGGATTTGGTGGGGCAATGTTTAAAGGCCCATCTGGTAGAGAAGATAGATTGGTAGCACGCTATGGAGAAGACGATGATGATTTAGTTATAGATACCTGTTTTGCTAAAGCTACTGGTTGTTTTGAAACTGGAATAATAGATGTTCGTTATCAAAAAGACAGAGATTGGATAATTGTTGGCGAATATGAAACCAAAAAAGAAACAAAAAAAGAACACAAGAAATGGGTAAAACTATTAACTGGAAAGAAGCTACCAAAAGAATTAAGAGATGTTCACACAAATGAAGTTTATAAATTAAATTAAAAAGGCTTGCGTCAACAAGCCTCTTAGAAAGGACACTATGGATACTACAAGATTGAACGAATTAAGTCAACCGCCCAAGTTTGAGGACTGGATGGATTTAATAGAAGAGCCTCGTGATCCAGACCCAGACTACATTATGCAAATGTTAAAAGAAAAGGAGAAACATGGAAAAAAGTTATAACATTAAAAGCTGGGAAAGTGACGGCATGACTTTTGTAGCAGTAGACAATGTTGCTTATGTAAAGGTAGAAGATATGGAAAAAAGGATAGAAGAAATTAAAAAAACATTAAAAGGGGCAAAATGAAAGAAGAACTTAGAGCCGATTTTCCGCAAGAAGCATATAGTGAGGATAATAGTCGAGGTTTCCCTTTGACTTCGATCAAAGCCGCCTATGTAATTGAACGATTAAATGATGTTTTTG